TATGTATAGTTGAAAACTATAAAAATAATAGACGTTGTTTTACAAAGCTATCAGAAGAGAAAAATAAACAACTTTACATTTTTTTGGCAAAAAAAGCCGCTTATGGAACTTGACGTTTACGAGAGCAAGACAACCGAAGGCTTGACCTTGTGCCGCATCAAAACCCGTAGGTAACTTTGCTCCGTAACGCAATTCTATAAGCGGTTATTTCCTAAAAATAAGACTGTTATAACTCAATAAAAAACGAAATTAAGACAATTTTATATTCTCATACTCACTAATAATAAAATCATAAAATGAAGATACTAAAAAAAGTGTGATTAATAAAAAATCAAATAAAAAATATAAAACAATAGAACGATAAATAATAATAAAATAAAAGGATGGAGATTTCCAATGTTTTATAACATAACAAATACTAATCTCTTGTTGCAAATAAGTTTCAAATAAAAGTGAACAAGATAGTAGTAATATACAAATAATAGAAATAATAATACTATATAAAGAAAGTACTGTTATTTTTTTAAAATAGTTTTTTAATCTAACTCCTAATGGAAATTTTTCTTCATTAACGGATCTTTTATATTGATTAAAATCAATGTTATTAAACTTATTATAAAGTTCTAATATAAAAGTAAAGAAAATACCAATAAATAAAGATAGTCCAGAGATGATATAACCAGAAAACTCATTACTAAATCCTTTCTTAATGAATGGACTTATTACTATGGAAAGAATAATAAAAACCCATTGTATTTTTAAGAAGAAAAAAAATGGTTTCTTCTTCGCTATTACCTCTTTTGAATCTGTAATTCCTATATATTGATACCGATAAGCGGTAGTAATCAAATCTATAAAATTTCTCTTAAAATTCATGTATATCTGTGTTTTTAAATTCTTCTATTAGTTCAGATAAGAGATTTGTACAATACTCCCTAACTTGCCTAAAATCTGGTAATCCAGAAGAATCTGTAGTTATACCTTCCTCTTCTAAGTATATTGTTGGTTTTATTCTTTTAAATTCTTGCTCAATATTGAAATTAGCTTTTTTTCCTTTCCTATCTTCTATATAGGCTTTTCCTTTTCCTTCTCTTAGCTGAATATTATCAAATTCTTTTTCTTCTAATTCTTTAAGTATTTTATCTGTATATTCTGTACCAGGTTTTAGATTTGTATTTAATGGTTTTATGTTTATTTCAACTTCAAATTCATTACTCTCTATTTGTACATTATTCCGTAAAGATTCGGATAACTGAATTCGTCTTGTAAATCTAAACATTTTTATATGTGATGTCTCTATATACTTTTCAATAATATTTTCAGGTACATAAGGTTCAATAGAAATTTTGAAATAATTAGGATCTTGGAAAAAATTTTTAATGAAAACTTTTAAAGAATCTTGTATGGTCTCTTCTGTATATGATTGAATTAATAAAAATCCAAGGGTTGCATTTAATGGGGTATATAATAAAAAATAATACTTATCTAATACTGCATCTTTTTCTGTTATAATTTTCTTATCTTGCTTATTTTCTGTATTAGCATACTCTCTTTTGATCCCATATTTTCCTCCTTCAATGACACCATCTATATATGTATTATTGTGAGGTCTAATGGGTACATAAGAATCAGTTACACCTAATACTTTTTTATTATTCTTGTCTTCTCTAAATGTATCATTTCCTATCTCATTTTTAATTATCTCAAAATATTGACGAAATATTTCATTATCTTCAGAGGATGATATAGAAAACTTTAACTTTATTAAATCTCTAAAAGTTTTTGATACATTTTCCTTTGGTTTTATTCTTAATGTATAAACATTCAGTTTTGGATTATGTGACATATTTATTGTACTGATTTTATAAATTAATATATTAAGTTTGTTGCTTTAATCCAATACTCAATACAAAAAAACAGTATATGAGTTGGAAAAAACTATGCAAAGGTACAAATTTATTTTTTAGTAAAAATTACTCTTAGAAAAAACAACTAATTAATGTAGATTTAATTACATAAATAAATGAAGGTCAAACACATACACTTTTTATAGATTTTCTGTCATTTCCGTAAAGTGGTCAAACTTATGTATCACCATATCCATATCACGGCTCACACGTTCATTGGTAATCTTGGCATAAATCTGAGTAGTGCGTAAATCCTTGTGTCTCATCATCTTACTAATACTCTCTAACGGAATACCCTCAGTAAGAAACAATGTGCCAAAGGTATGCCGTGCCCAGTGAAACGATACAGGCTTGTGCTTTACAATTCCACAATCTGCCATAATGGTCTTGATGTGCTTGTTACAGCAGGCGTTACAAATCTTTGGAAACAGAAAATCCTCTTTACCCTTATCCTCGTACTTCTTGATGATATTCAAAGCGGCGTCAATTAGTCGCACATTGGAAAGAGTGTCCGTTTTCTGACGCCTTTTGCTAAGCCATAAATTCCCATCAAAAAACGATTGTAGGTGGCTTTTTCTGAGGTTTTGGATATCAATAAAGGCAAAACCCGTCAGACAGCTAAAAACGAACAAATCCCGCGTGAGAGTCAGACATCTACCTTTAGGCTCATAAGCTATCAACTTCTCCACTTCCTCTTTAAGCAAATAGCCCCTGTCGCTTTCCTTTTCTGTAATGTGATAATGCCTGAACGGGTTCTTGTAAATCAGCTCTTTGTCCACTGCCATTGCAACCACCTTTTTAAGGGGCAACATATACGTCCAAACAGTGTTATGAACGATACCTACCTCAATTCTGAGATAAGTGTCAAAGTCGTTAATAAAGTCTTCTGTAAGCTCCCTGAGTGGAATATCCTTGAGATTGTACTGCTTTGGAATAAAGTGTGTCAAGTGGTTATACACAATGCGATATTTGTAATAAGTCTTCATCACACGCGTACCCTTTTCCACCATTTTAAGCATTTCCTGATTGAATTTATCATAAAGTCCTAAGAGGGTTTCTTGCGCAGTGTCCAAGCCTAAAAAGTTGTTTTTCAGTCGCTCAGAAGTTACAAAGCCATCGCGTTTCATCAACTCATCATAAAGCGATTGGAGGCGTGTGCGCATTTCTTTCAACCTCTGATTGATACGCAAAGCTTCCTCAGCCTTACCGAGCATTCTGCCAAATTTCAAATCCCACTTATCAGGGAAAATTTCTAACTTAGTGCTGAACTGCGACTGCTTGCCGTCAATGGTAATTCTGCCCATAATGGCAACTTTGCCATTCTTTTTGGGTGCGTTCTTTTTAAGGTAGAAGAGGACCTTAAACGTTGATTTTCTTACGTGTTGCATAACTCTAAAAATTTAGGTAACAAAATTAAACTCTATGAGTTACTACACAATAAGAAAACAAGTGCAATTACCTAAAATATAGCTTATTACACAAAAACTATTACCAACACCCACAGGTAACGATTTAGAGACCTAACGCTGTCCAATCTCGTAAAAACTCAAAAGACATTGCATTCTAAGGGTTCTCTAAATATTTGTAACTTACTTACAATGTGGTTGTTACATTTTTATCCGTTTAGATGCTTTGAGAACTATTGTTGGGGCAAAGCTACAAAAGATTTTTCAGTCTTACAAAGGCTTGTTCAAGTTTTTTGATTTTTGTAGTAATTCTACTACATAGATAGGCAGAACATTGACATATTACCAGCCCCACACAAACGTGCATTGCTGCACGGGCTTTTATAAAAGCCCGTGCAGCAATGCACGTTTGTGTGGGGCTGGTAATATGTCAATGTTCTGCCTATCTATGTAGTAGAATTACTACAAAAATCAAAAAACTTGAACAAGCCTTTGTAAGACTGAAAAATCTTTTGTAGCTTTGCCCCAACAATAGTTCTCAAAGCATCTAAACGGATAAAAATGTAACAACCACATTGTAAGTAAGTTACAAATATTTAGAGAACCCTTAGAATGCAATGTCTTTTGAGTTTTTACGAGATTGGACAGCGTTAGGTCTCTAAATCGTTACCTGTGGGTGTTGGTAATAGTTTTTGTGTAATAAGCTATATTTTAGGTAATTGCACTTGTTTTCTTATTGTGTAGTAACTCATAGAGTTTAATTTTGTTACCTAAATTTTTAGAGTTATGCAACACGTAAGAAAATCAACGTTTAAGGTCCTCTTCTACCTTAAAAAGAACGCACCCAAAAAGAATGGCAAAGTTGCCATTATGGGCAGAATTACCATTGACGGCAAGCAGTCGCAGTTCAGCACTAAGTTAGAAATTTTCCCTGATAAGTGGGATTTGAAATTTGGCAGAATGCTCGGTAAGGCTGAGGAAGCTTTGCGTATCAATCAGAGGTTGAAAGAAATGCGCACACGCCTCCAATCGCTTTATGATGAGTTGATGAAACGCGATGGCTTTGTAACTTCTGAGCGACTGAAAAACAACTTTTTAGGCTTGGACACTGCGCAAGAAACCCTCTTAGGACTTTATGATAAATTCAATCAGGAAATGCTTAAAATGGTGGAAAAGGGTACGCGTGTGATGAAGACTTATTACAAATATCGCATTGTGTATAACCACTTGACACACTTTATTCCAAAGCAGTACAATCTCAAGGATATTCCACTCAGGGAGCTTACAGAAGACTTTATTAACGACTTTGACACTTATCTCAGAATTGAGGTAGGTATCGTTCATAACACTGTTTGGACGTATATGTTGCCCCTTAAAAAGGTGGTTGCAATGGCAGTGGACAAAGAGCTGATTTACAAGAACCCGTTCAGGCATTATCACATTACAGAAAAGGAAAGCGACAGGGGCTATTTGCTTAAAGAGGAAGTGGAGAAGTTGATAGCTTATGAGCCTAAAGGTAGATGTCTGACTCTCACGCGGGATTTGTTCGTTTTTAGCTGTCTGACGGGTTTTGCCTTTATTGATATCCAAAACCTCAGAAAAAGCCACCTACAATCGTTTTTTGATGGGAATTTATGGCTTAGCAAAAGGCGTCAGAAAACGGACACTCTTTCCAATGTGCGACTAATTGACGCCGCTTTGAATATCATCAAGAAGTACGAGGATAAGGGTAAAGAGGATTTTCTGTTTCCAAAGATTTGTAACGCCTGCTGTAACAAGCACATCAAGACCATTATGGCAGATTGTGGAATTGTAAAGCACAAGCCTGTATCGTTTCACTGGGCACGGCATACCTTTGGCACATTGTTTCTTACTGAGGGTATTCCGTTAGAGAGTATTAGTAAGATGATGAGACACAAGGATTTACGCACTACTCAGATTTATGCCAAGATTACCAATGAACGTGTGAGCCGTGATATGGATATGGTGATACATAAGTTTGACCACTTTACGGAAATGACAGAAAATCTATAAAAAGTGTATGTGTTTGACCTTCATTTATTTATGTAATTAAATCTACATTAATTAGTTGTTTTTTCTAAGAGTAATTTTTACTAAAAAATAAATTTGTACCTTTGCATAGTTTTTTCCAACTCATATACTGTTTTTTTGTATTGAGTATTGGATTAAAGCAACAAACTTAATATATTAATTTATAAAATCAGTACAATAAATATGTCACATAATCCAAAACTGAATGTTTATACATTAAGAATAAAACCAAAGGAAAATGTATCAAAAACTTTTAGAGATTTAATAAAGTTAAAGTTTTCTATATCATCCTCTGAAGATAATGAAATATTTCGTCAATATTTTGAGATAATTAAAAATGAGATAGGAAATGATACATTTAGAGAAGACAAGAATAATAAAAAAGTATTAGGTGTAACTGATTCTTATGTACCCATTAGACCTCACAATAATACATATATAGATGGTGTCATTGAAGGAGGAAAATATGGGATCAAAAGAGAGTATGCTAATACAGAAAATAAGCAAGATAAGAAAATTATAACAGAAAAAGATGCAGTATTAGATAAGTATTATTTTTTATTATATACCCCATTAAATGCAACCCTTGGATTTTTATTAATTCAATCATATACAGAAGAGACCATACAAGATTCTTTAAAAGTTTTCATTAAAAATTTTTTCCAAGATCCTAATTATTTCAAAATTTCTATTGAACCTTATGTACCTGAAAATATTATTGAAAAGTATATAGAGACATCACATATAAAAATGTTTAGATTTACAAGACGAATTCAGTTATCCGAATCTTTACGGAATAATGTACAAATAGAGAGTAATGAATTTGAAGTTGAAATAAACATAAAACCATTAAATACAAATCTAAAACCTGGTACAGAATATACAGATAAAATACTTAAAGAATTAGAAGAAAAAGAATTTGATAATATTCAGCTAAGAGAAGGAAAAGGAAAAGCCTATATAGAAGATAGGAAAGGAAAAAAAGCTAATTTCAATATTGAGCAAGAATTTAAAAGAATAAAACCAACAATATACTTAGAAGAGGAAGGTATAACTACAGATTCTTCTGGATTACCAGATTTTAGGCAAGTTAGGGAGTATTGTACAAATCTCTTATCTGAACTAATAGAAGAATTTAAAAACACAGATATACATGAATTTTAAGAGAAATTTTATAGATTTGATTACTACCGCTTATCGGTATCAATATATAGGAATTACAGATTCAAAAGAGGTAATAGCGAAGAAGAAACCATTTTTTTTCTTCTTAAAAATACAATGGGTTTTTATTATTCTTTCCATAGTAATAAGTCCATTCATTAAGAAAGGATTTAGTAATGAGTTTTCTGGTTATATCATCTCTGGACTATCTTTATTTATTGGTATTTTCTTTACTTTTATATTAGAACTTTATAATAAGTTTAATAACATTGATTTTAATCAATATAAAAGATCCGTTAATGAAGAAAAATTTCCATTAGGAGTTAGATTAAAAAACTATTTTAAAAAAATAACAGTACTTTCTTTATATAGTATTATTATTTCTATTATTTGTATATTACTACTATCTTGTTCACTTTTATTTGAAACTTATTTGCAACAAGAGATTAGTATTTGTTATGTTATAAAACATTGGAAATCTCCATCCTTTTATTTTATTATTATTTATCGTTCTATTGTTTTATATTTTTTATTTGATTTTTTATTAATCACACTTTTTTTAGTATCTTCATTTTATGATTTTATTATTAGTGAGTATGAGAATATAAAATTGTCTTAATTTCGTTTTTTATTGAGTTATAACAGTCTTATTTTTAGGAAATAACCGCTTATAGAATTGCGTTACGGAGCAAAGTTACCTACGGGTTTTGATGCGGCACAAGGTCAAGCCTTCGGTTGTCTTGCTCTCGTAAACGTCAAGTTCCATAAGCGGCTTTTTTTGCCAAAAAAATGTAAAGTTGTTTATTTTTCTCTTCTGATAGCTTTGTAAAACAACGTCTATTATTTTTATAGTTTTCAACTATACATA